ATTTTCTGCCCGCATTCAAAACAGTACTTGCTTATTTTTTTACCAATAACAGGTGTTCCGCATTTCGCACATTTTTGAGTGGAAAATATATTGTACGGAAAATCTGGAACATATTCTTCAGGTTTGCATGGAATCTGCTTTTCCAATGCTTTTGCTCCGGAATCACACGCCCATGCTTCCTTGAGATATTTTTTCTGCCATTCATCTTTGTTTTCAGAACTTTCAATGAAACATAAATGCTGGTCTCTCATATCGGATAATATGTCTTTTGCTTCTTCTGGTTTCATGTTAATCCTCCTTATCGTCCTCCTCAATACTGACAGTTTCCAGATCTTCGAGATCACAACCCATTGCGAATCCGTCAATTATTTTCTTCTTAACTCCAAATACCTCTATCATGTGAGAATTATTTTCCATGATTTTTATTACATCTGACTTTTTAACATATTCAGCCATTCTCCATCTCCTCCAACTTCTTCTCTATCGGATTAATAATCTCTTCCAATACCTGTCGCTCATAATTTTCTTTCCAGATTTTTTCTCTTTTCCAAAATTGGATTTTCATAATCTCATTTATTAAATTAATACACGCTATTGCTTCTAGCATTCCCCAACATCCATCACAGGCTCTTTCATTGCACCAGTTTACAAATTCTTTAAATTTCATTTTTGAGTTCCTCCAACTTATTTTCAGCTTCTTCACGATTGAGGAATACCAAAACATTTAACTCTCCAAGACACTCGTCCTCATTTGCCCATAAAAACCATTTACCGCCTTTGTCATATTCAAGTCCGCTTACCACATTTTCCCGAATGTCCATTCCGCATATATCCCATACAGTTGTGCCGATAGGACACGGCAATCTCACAAGCAAGCCCTGTTCTTCTAAGTCTTCATAATCTGCAAGTTTTTCAAGAGCTTTCTCTAATTCACATTTGCTACAACTACATTCAATATCGTCACAAATATCTTTGCAAAGTTTATCTCCACATTCCCTGATTAAAACTGTGTTCGCAATAGAATCTTTGTATCTTTCTGTTAATCTCTCCATTCACTTCACCTCTTCCAACTTCTCCACCGCCAGCTTCAACGCATCTACAAACTCATCATTCAACGCTGCACGATCTGGATTCTCGATAAACTTCTCAATATTTTCAATTGCTTTCTCTTCTGGTGTAGGAACTGTCCATTTTTCTACTTTTGCAATTTCAAGGAGTTCATCTATATTATTTTTCCAATTACGTATATTGCACAAATCCGTGTTGCACTTATTATTCCTGTTGTCCAACACACATCCTATACATTCACGTTCGCAACAATTGCCTACATCTGCAATCCGTTCAGCAAACTCTCTTGCAGACATTTCTTTTGTGCCGAGGAGTTCTGATGCTTCGTATAAAGTTGAGTCTGTGCCAATATGTGCTTCGCGGGTAACATCTTTGTCTTCATAAAATTTTAAAATGTCTGGAAAATGTTGTTTTGGTAATGGTCTGCAATAGTTTTTTGTAGGCCATTGGAATCCCTGTTTTTCAGCTTCTTTAAGAAGCATTTCGTTTTCCTCTTTTGTTCTAACCAGAACACATGTATTTCTTAAATCAATCATCAGAACTTCCTCCTGTAATTTCATCAATACAACCATTCCAACCAGCAGCATACCCATCTTCAAATTCGTCCGGGAAATGGTTTTTTGTGTCCTTCTCCGGTAATAGCTTCAATGGACACCATTCAGGTCTAATACTCAAATCTGTAATATCTCTATTGTTTACTCTACAGAACGGGTGAAGCACTCCACTGCGTAAAACGCATAAAGCACAATATTTTGGCGTATCAATCACTAATACTGATTTACTCATTCCAGCACCTCCTGTAATAAACTTCGATCGTCAACCGCATTTCCAATAACGACTACTTTCTTCGCCCAATACGAGAAATCTTTTCGATAATTGGTTTCTTCTGGAAAATCTACATAAAATCCTAAATTTCCATTACCGTATTCTCCAAAATTAACAACAGCCGCAACTGCGCCATACTGGATGATGTCATTCTCCCAGATTCTCTTACCGTTCTTGTCACAAAGTCCTGTGAACTGGCAGAGGGTTTCTGGATCAACCAATTTCATTCTGTCTGTTATCAAAAAGATGATTGGCAATATACTCGCTTTTTTATACGGCGGAACAATATAACAATATCCACTGTCAATATCTAAATCTATGAGGCTCCCCTCTATCCATTCACCATTATCAACCCGCTTTGCCTTGAAAAGAATTTCTCTCATTCAATTCCACCCTCCTCTACTTGTCCCGATTCTTCTAGCCAGTTTTCGACACATGGAAGACAAATATAACAACTGCACCAACCTTGTCCTTCTACTATTGCTTTTTGGTTTAACATTCTTTCGCCTTTAGGTATCTGCTTTTCGCATACGCAGCATAAATGAGAAGTCCTTATTTTTACGACTTTTTCTGTTAGATTGGATTCCGAACCATCCATGTCTCCTGCAAATATCTGGCTGTCAATATACATCTCTTCTGGATATTTCATTCAACTCCACCGCCTTTCACGATTTCGATTGCCCTGCTCAGTCCAGCATTGTATCCTTGATGCACATCAGATAAAATACATTCTGATTCAATGAATTTATCTCTTTCCAATTCGCTAATAGCCTTATCCGCATCAAAAGCTGTCGGCTGATTATCAATCAACATTTGTGCCGCATTTCTTGTGTCTTGTGCAAATTCACTTGCACCAACAAAAACTTCGTTAAAATCGATCTTATCTGCATCAATCAGTCTGCTCATATTCTATTCTCCTAACTGTTTTAAAATTTCTTTTGCAATTCTATTACTTTCCTGCATGGAAACTCCCCATCCATTAAATTTTCTGTGGCATTCATCACAGTTCCATTCACCATTATCGCTTTCTTTAATTTCGCTATTGAATCTGCAATTATCGCAATACATATGATCGAGAGTGCTATAAATGATGCTTGCAATATCGTCTTGTTTGCTATTAGCATCGTCTACGTGTTTCTGCTTAGTTAAATATTCAAACGCTCTCAGCTCATTTTTCCCGACCCATTTAATCCATGCACCGCAATCCCCGCAATACAATCCCGTATTATTCCCAACTTTCTTGACAAAAAGGTTTTTACTATTGCACTTTGGACATTTATATTCTTTCATTTATTTTTCCTCCCATACTCCCAACAACCGCATCCTCTCATACAGTACAGCGACGGTCTTGCGTCTGTATCCGTAGAAGTCTTTTGGATTCATCGGGATATATCTTTCTCTGCTGATTTTTCTGTAACTTTTCCGGTGTAGGATATTCTCAATAACCATATCCGCTATCACCGTGTTTTTCGGGCAAGCTGACAAGGCAGCACCAGAAAGCAGGTATCCGTACTCTGCCGGGAAGTCTTTCAGCATCGTATTCAGTTTTTCAATGTCATCTGCCGGAATACCGTAGTCTTTCAGCTTTTTGTTCCTTGTCAGCATACCGTTCTCCTTTCTAATCGTCTGGGTGATGCTTGTCGTACATGATCGCTACGCATACAAGACCGACCACTCCGACTATGATTCCAAGGGCGAATCCTAATAAGAATGTAATCATGGCTCGTCCTCCTTATATGGTTCTGGTAGTGGCATCCAGGCAATAACTTTATACATCTTTGTTCCTCCATGCCCATCTGAATATTTATCCCATTCAAGATACCCATATTTATTTTCATTCCAGTATCCGGCATCATCAAATTTTAAATAACTCGCAATTCCATAAAGTTTTTCAGGTGTTCCATAGACTTTTTCAAGCGTTACAAGACACTCTCTTTCGTCTTCCGGTAATCTCTCACTAACAGGAATCCAACCATTTTCTTTCTCGTCCTCTTCCAGGTCAGCCAGAAGCTGCTCAATCATATCTTGAATAACTTTGACATACACCCCGGCGTATTTGTAGCAGCCCGAATATTTATCCGCGTACTGCATTAATCTTTCTTTGATATGTATCATATTATTCCATCCTTTCTCAATGCCCGCTTCTTACCATGCAAAACAACAGTTCTGTCATGGATCTTTTTCTTGAACCATTGTGTCCACACTTCAAAATAACTGATAATCTCCATTTCTCCACATCTTCACCTAGTGGTGTTGGGCTTTCAAATTCTTCTGCAACATCTCTCTGATACGGAACTGCAACCATTACTCCCATGTTACCTATTTCCGCGTAACATTCCGGAAAATTCTCACGTATATGTTGGGCAAATTTTCCATTTTTTAAATCAGGTAAAATCTCTTTGTAGCACTCCATTGTTGTCACAAGGTAGTTTTTTTCGCCAATAAAATTTAATCCATTTCCGCTGTAAATATCCTCTTTGCAACTTTTTATTTCATAACAGGTAAATATTCCTTTTTCGATTGCTGAAATAGAGCACTGATTTTCCGGAATAAATTGCATGTAATCTACTCTTCTTGGCTTTCCTGCTGCGTAGCCATAATCAAGGCTTACTTCTCTAGCCCAGTATTTACCTGGACCAGAAAAACGGCTTTTTTCCAACAATCTGCTAAGAAATTTTGTTGTTTCAGATCTTTTCATATTTCCACCTCACTATCCTCTGGCATATAAAACACGGATTCTTTCCCGCTCCAAGCATCATCGTTTTTTACCGACATAAATTTACAATATGCTTCCTGAATCATATCCAGTACTTTCATGGCTTTTGCTTTGGTGGAATAATGACCCAATGAAATATACTCATCTTCTCCCGGATTCATCTGGCTCCAGCAAATGATTTCTTTGCCGCTGATATTATTGATGTTTATAACAATATTCTTAAACTTTACCAGAGACATCTTATTCTGACTTCTGATTAACATTTTGCGTCCTCCTAATATCTGACAATCTCAATATTATTATCACTGTAAAATCTGTATGAATCCTCTCTGATTTTATTAACTTCACGCATGATAATTTCTTTTGTTTTACTGACAGCTTCCTTAAAATCCTCTGTTCTGAGATCGTAGTTGTAAATACCCAATGTACTACAATTGAGAAACAGCGTATCTCCACAGCCAACGTATTTGTGAATAACGATTTTTAAAGAATTGTAGTTTAAGGCGAAAATACTTCCAGTTTTAGGTTCTTCGTTATAGTTTGCGTTACTTTTGAATTTCATTTTTTATTCTCACTTTCCCCATGTAAGCAACTACATGGTTAATCAACAAAACTCCATCTGTCCATCATCAATAAACTTCTTTTTCTTCCGGCTCAATATATTACCCTGCTGTTTCAATCTATTCACACGGGCTTTCTGGTTAAAGCTTGCCATATAATCATCGTCAACTTCTGGCGGTACTTTTAGAAAATATTCTTCGGGAAGTGGAAGATTATGTTCCTCACAACAATTTGCAATCTCATTTCTGTATGAAAGAATATGATTTCTGGTTAGATTCATATTGCAGCCATCCGCCCAAAATGGATCATTACAGCCATTTTCGTTGATGCGCTCCCAGATAACACGCTCATGTAATAGATTTTCTCTTAACAGCTCTAATTCCTGTTCCGGTGTTTTCTGCTTCATTCTCATTCTCCTTTCTTCACGTAAGCAACTGACACGCTATCAATTTAGATTTACGTTCATTTTTCTTGCTATAGTTTCTATAACTGTCACTGTTACGCCGTTTCCTGCCTGCTTGTATAACTGACTGTCAGAATTTACGAACTGTGCTTTTTCAAAATAATTATCGGACCACCCTTGTAGTCGAAAACATTCTTTCGGTGTCAGTTTCCGAATTGCTATGTAACACTGATATTTTTCATACCAGACTGCATATACAATTAATTCATCGGAAACTTTCACAAATATCCCTTGATTGCAACTTGTATCTAGGGTATTGGCAACTTCTTTTCCAACTCTTCCTCTTCTGGTCTTACTACCTGGAACTGATAAATTCACTGTGTCAATACCGACTCTACACTCTGAATATCCTTGCTTAGTTGCTTCTGCTACTTTTACTGCAAGCTGGTTATCTTTCTGGACTGTAGACAATGTATTTGCAATTCCATCTTCTCTGATTTCATTAGCAAGAAATTCATGCCTGGAAATATCAAGTTTTCCACTTTCGTAATCTTTACGGATTTCTTTTCCATATTCTGTGCGAACGTTACGTAATACTCCGAGCGGATCAATTGCGACCCCGTGTCTATCCTGCGATGTTAATGTGAACATTGGCTCGCCATCTTCTTTGAATCTCCGTCCATTCTGACGTTTTTCTACACGATCTGGAGTGAGAACTGGAATTGCAATCTTATTCCCCTCGCCTTTGTTTGTTGTTAAAGTTGGATTTAATCCGTTAGAATCATACACGTTCCCATTCATTCCTTTCCCTGACGGATTCACATTACATACAACTCCAACACTTCTAGGTTCTTTGTAATCTCTACTTGTTAGCGTAGGACAGATATTTTCATATACTCTTACTTTTCCATCTTGACCAATATAACTTGTATCAAATAATATGGATACTTTGGGTTCTGTGTTTCCTCCCGGCTTCGTACTGATTGTTGGTGCCAACCCATCGTCACTATAAACTCTGTCTCGCTGTGAATTTCTACCATTAAGACAACCAAAAAGATTTAACGAAACACTATTTTTTCCGTCTGCTCCTTCGACAGGAAATACTTCTGCGGAGCCTCTGCCTCTAAGATGCCCGATAATGAAACACCTTTCTCTGTTCTGTGGCACTCCGAAATCTTTGGAGTTGAGCACCTGCCATTCTGCATCATACCCCCCCTGCTCCATTTCAATGAGCAATCGGGCGAAATCCCATCCTCCATTAACACTAAGCAGATTTTTAACGTTCTCAATGAAAAGGTAAGCGGGTTTATCTTCTTCTTTGAGTTGTCCGATAAGGTACATAACTCTGAAAAACAGGCTTGAGCGGTTTCCTTGAAATCCGGCTTGCTTTCCTGCAACGGATATGTCTTGGCAAGGGAATCCGAAGCACCAGCAGTCGGCTTTTGGAATGTCTCCGGCATACACTCTTCTAATGTCATTTGCGTACCATTCTCCATTTCTGTATTCCTCCTTTAATATTTCTTTCTGTCTTTTCTTGATAGGAATATCTTTCAATGCCTTTCGCTGCTCATCTGTCAGTAAGTGCATTGAGATGTAACTCGCAGTAGCAAATTTATCAAATTCGCAAAAACCAACGCATTCATGCCCCGCTAATTCCATTCCCCTGCGAAATCCTCCGATTCCTGCGAAAAAATCTATAAATTTCATTTTAAACTCCCATCTTCTTAACCAGATTCTTATTCAATCCCTCTTAACATCATGCTTAATTTACTGTAACAAGGGCAAATTCTTGTGTGATCGAAAATATCTTCCAGTAAAACGCAAAATGGAAACATCTGTTTTACTTCATAGATATGTTCTATTCCGTCCTCACCTCGTTCTGCGTATTTGATTCTTTTTCCAACACATAGGTCAAATGCATTGGATACGTAGGCTTTTAAACCATAAGATTTTACTTTGCTCATTTTTATCTAAAACCGCCTTTCATCAAAATGTGAACATTTCCTCGTTATCATCACCAGAAACGAAATCTGACGTTTCTTCACAATCAGTTGATTTATTTCTGGACATATTCTTTCCACGTTCGATCAGTTCTGTTCTCTGCTCTTCGGTCAATTCTCTTGGTGCTCGTAATTTCACGTACTTAACTGGGACATGGGCAAATATGGAACCATCTTTGTTTGTGACCAGAATCTTCACATCTTCTGGATGCTGTTCTGCTAGCTTCAGGACTCTTCCTTTCATCTTACTGCCGTTATGCGCTGATACTTCTGCGTACTCACCACCGCGAATCCACGCAATGCTGCATTCATTGCAATTCTCTGTCATGACATGATTAGTCCTCTCTTTCTCCAAATCCAAATTCTTTATTTATATTTATGGAATCAAATTCAAGTTTAATTCCCATTGTTTCTTTTGCTTCCTGGTATGCTTTTTCAATTCCAACTTCTTCAATGTGTTCTTTGGCAGAGTTTAGGTTTTCTAAGAATCTTTGATTGGATTTTGTAAATCCCCATGTTTTCTTAATTGCAAACAAACTGATAAGAACATTTGCAACTGCGATATAATCCTCTGCTTTCCATAGCTTTTTTTGTGATTCTGAAATAAGTTCTTCTGATATTTCTTTGCGTATTTCATCTTCACGCTGCATCAGATACAGTTTTAAGGGCTCAACTCTTGCACCTGTCACCTTTGAAATTTGTTCCAGGCTGAAATTGCTGAAATTGTACGGTGCATTTAAGCGTGTTTTCTCAGATGCTTTCTGCTGTCTTCTTCTCTCTGCCCTGTTCATGCTCTCACCAATCCTTTCAGCATTTGTGAAATATCATCAGCGGTCATATCGCCATTCCACTGTTCATTCTCGAAAACACTGTATATTCTCATACTTCTTCCACCTTCTGATATTCATATCCAACAAGGCGGAACGCTCGTGGAGTATTCGGATGTGCAGTAGCAATCAATCCATCAAGTTCAAGCTGCCTCATATGTCGTTGCACAGTTGCTTTTGATATGCCAAGGTTTTCGGCAATTTCTTTAAATGACGGCGCGTATCCATATTTTGTAAAATATCTGATAAGAAACAGATAAATTTCTTTTCTGTTCTCTTGTCCCTCGAGATACTTTCTTTCGGTGTTATATTTACTTACCATAGTTACCTCTTTTCTTTTTACCTCTGGAACCGGATAGCGTGATATGCCGGGAAACAAGTTTCACTGTTCCAATCCCAGAGGGCGTGCGCATATTTAGTTGTAATTATTTGGGATTTTGTCTGCCAGAACCGGCAGTTTTATCATTTGTAAGATTCTTCATCAAGAAGATTGTTGAATTTTTCAAGTGCCTTGATGGACACCTTGTTGTTTGATTTCTCTGGTTTGATTGATACTTCCAAGTGAGTATCAATGATATGCTTCAATTCTCTTGCAAGGGTTGTTTTTCCTTGCTGTATACCCTGTCTGTATGTCTTAGGCGGTTTGTACTGCCCTGTTACTTGCTTACCGGTTGATTGTCCGCCAGCTGTAATGTTGTACATCTGGAAACCTTTATCTGCAAAAGCCTTGATCGTTTCAATTTCTTTTTGGTCAAGCTCACTTTTGGGGCAAGTTCTGTATGCAAGTTTCCAACCAGTAGGATTGCTTTCACTGTAAAACTTATGCTTTTTAAGGCTTAATGCTATGTGGTCATATTCTGCTAAATGGCTCGCACATCTCTCACGAAGTCTGAGTGCCTGTCCCACGTAACTGCGTCGAATCCCTGCTTCGTCTATCCTGTAAAAAGCATATATGCCACTAGAATTTGGAATGTTTGGACATATCTTTTGTATTCTGTTTTCTCGCTCTTGCTTTATGGCGAAAACCTTTCTGTAGTCCACCCGGTATCACTCCTTTTCAATCTGGTCAATAAGTTTCTTGCACTCATCTTTGACATAAGCAAGTGAGCGGATTTCTATTTCGGAATCATTATTTGATTCTCTCCAGAAATCTTCCATTGTATAAAAGATTCTTTTGAAATCTGGATCATCTCCAAAATACTGTTTCGCTGCATCAACATCATACCCGTCAAAGCAATGAGCACAATCAAATCCAATCCACCATGTATTCTCATCATTGCAGTTATATAAATGCGATTCTGCATAAGTAACTCCACCATGGCAGCTAAGATAGCCTAAATCGTCAAAACTTTTCTTCGCTAACTTGTGGCTGTAAGGTACTCCAACATATCCGCATCTGTATGCTCCGGGCATAAACAGAACCACATATGGATAACCTTTGTATGTAGATTTTGTTTCTAAAACTGGCTGCTTCATTTAATCACTCCCATTCATCTTCATCCTCATCTTCACCATCATCATAGTAACCATTTTCCATGATTTCTTTAAATGTAGCTATTGCTTTTCTAAACCTGTCGCGTAGAACCTGTTCTTTTTGTTCGAGATCTGCAATTACCTTTTTACGTTCTTCGATTTCTTTAAGCAACGCTGCGTTCTCTTTTTCAAGATTGTATCTGGAAATACGTTTCATGGTTGTTGGATCAAGTTTTACAATTTCTTCACCCGTCTCAATAAACATGCATATTGGCTCTGGCGTTAACTGAATAAAATGTCTCTCTTCATCTCCAAGGAATGTTGTTTCGATCATTTGTTTTTCTGGCTCTTTGACCATAAAATGTGTCACGTCAAAGCACATCATCTTGCTACTATCGTAAAAAATAATCTGCCCTGTTTGTATCATTTAATCAC